ACACCTCGTCCTCCTTGAGGCAATGCGAGCATCGCACTTCGTACATCGGCATTGAAGAGTCTCCGGAAACTGGGGTCGGGAACAGCGTTTGAGAGATAGTTGCGAAGCTCGATCGGGTCGATTGACGGGTCCTGGCTGAGGACCGAGTACAGTTGCAGCGCCTGAACACCCTGGGCTTCGAGGTCGGCCTCATCGACAAACGTGACGTTGTAGGCATATCGGCCACGGAGCTGAGGCCCATTCACGCGGATCCATCGCTCGGTCGCTTCGTCGCCGAGGATGTTCACATACCGAGGCAGGGTCCAAAACTGGAAAACGATTGAGTTCATCGTGCGGATGGACTCTTCGTAGAGACGCTTGACCTTGACCCCACGACGGCTCATCCGGAGCTTTGACGACTGGTCAACCGTCGCCACCTCGCGAGCGGTCTTGCGGCCTCCAGTGTACTCACCGAGCTGATTGCGTGACTGACCGATTTGCTCACGCGCGTTGGCTCGGAGGAGGTCTTCTTCGACCGCAAGGGCTTGATTCGGCGAGTTGTCAATCCGCGTAATCGCCTTGTTGATGTCTCCGCCACCGTTGATCTTCGCGGCCACGCCGACGTCAGGCGAGAGGATCTTTTCGAGCTCCTCTTCGGTGATGACGTCCGCGTCGTAGAGAAACTTCAACGTCGAAATCCGGCGCTGCTTCGTGCGTTGACGGGCAACGTCGCTGAGTTCGTTCTGGATGTGATAGAGATAGTAGACGTCTGGCGTGACCCAGAACGCACGGGTTGACGGAATAAACGACTCCGACACAAAGGGGAGTCTGTTGTCGATCTGCAACGCGTTGGTCTCGTTACGTAGGAACGAGGTGTGTCCGTGAGCGACACACTGGATCTTCCCCGAGCGCCGATCGTGGATCTCGTAGAACTCAACGTGATCCTGCTTCTGTGAGACCATACGCCGGACCTGGGCCTTGCTCGAGTGGCGGTAGGAGTCTACGAAGTCTTGCATCGACATGTTGGCGACAAGTCGCCGAGTTGAGTACTTCGGGTCGGCCTTGAGGTCGTCAATGTGCCGCACGACTCGGTGAGCCACCCACGGAGCCGACTCGATATCCCGCACACCCCACGGGACGACAAAGTCTCGAGGATCTACGGGCCGACACCAGGGAGCTCCGGGAGCAATCGACGCATCGTACTCGATCCGCCGAGTACCCTTGGAGTTCAACTGGGTGAGAGTCAGCCCAAGCTGCAACGACCCACCGACGTCATACGCAGGATCATACCCCCACTCGGAGTCATACCCCCACTTGATAATCCCACGTCCGAACAGATACGTGTGCAACGCGGCGGTCTCGATCTGCTCGCTCAACTTCGTTTCGCGGAGCAAGATGTTCGAGAGCGACTGGACAATCGGCGCTGTGTCGACCTCCTCGGGTTTCACAGGCCGCACGCGGACGCTTGGCGAGGGCACGGTGATCGTGCTCAGCATCGCATCTCCCTGCGACAGGAAGATATTCGACCCGTCGCAGACCATGTTCTCGTGCGTGTTGTAGTAGATCGCCTCAAAGGCTCCCCAGAGATCCTCGAGTCCGAAACGCCGACGGTATTCCAGGCCGAGATCGAGCTCGGTTAGCCATTCGTCAGGCGTTGGGTTTCGATGAGACATTAGTTTCGATGTCCTGCGAAAACGAGGGCTGTGTTGAGGGATGAAGCTGTCCGCATAGCGTCAAACACAGGGGACTTATGAGCGTTGCCACGACGACGGTTGGCGATCTCGGCCATCGCGGTGTCGAGTGTGGTTCCCGAGGCCGCCTGCTGACCCCGACGTTGCTCCTGAGTTGAGCGAGTGGCTTTCCAGAGAACCAGTTGCATCGACAACGCGTCGGCCATGTCGTCGTTTTTGCCGAGGGGGAACTTCTGCAACTCGGACATCAGCTCTTTCATCGACGGCTTGAGCAAGATCACACCATTTGAGAACAGAGGCTGGAGTCCAGCGATGCGGTCCTCCTTGGCGTTCTTGCGGTTGGGGAAGTCAAGCGGCTGGATCGGAAAGAAGTGTCCGGTCTTACGCATGAGCTCGCGAAGCCAGTAGACCAAAGAGCGCTCAATCGTGACGTTCTGAAACGCCACGCAGACGGGCTTGTACTTGAGCACGTGGTCGAGAATCGCTTGACAGAGGGCTCCGGGGTTGCAGCGCTCGCGGAAGTAATCCAGAACGTAGATATATCCGGTGGTCAAATCCTTTCCACAGGTCATCACGACGCAGTAGTCGGTCGTCGGGGTCTTGGCCAGCGAGGGGTCTGTTGCAGAGTCAACCGTCGTATAGATCGCGAGGTTCGTCGTCTGCGGCAGGTATTCGTAATACCGGAACCACTCAGGTCGGAAGGCCATATCCGTCGAGCGGATCGGCCGGTTCATGTACAAACAGTTGAACATGTACGGCCCGAGGTTGGTCTCGAGCTCAAGCAGCACGGCGTCGTTGAACCGCTCCGGGTACGTGAGTTCCCCGCGAGGGTCTGACTCACCCTGGGCGTTCTCCCGACACGCACGCGACACGACCTTGTACTGCTTTTCGTTGTCCATGATATGACGGATCAGATCCTGGTCATACCAGCGGGTTCCAACGACGAGCACGCGGTCGCTCAACGGATTGTTCAACAGAGGCAGGACGTTTGTCCGGTGCCAGCCGATGGCTTTCTCTACGTCCTCGTGCGTGGGCGCAAGCTCTTCGTTTCCGAGCTCGTCGTAGTCCGGAGCCACCGTGTCGTCCTCGATCACGATATCATAGTGGCGAGACACGACGCGGGTTGAGGTACCAGCGGCCTCATAGGTCGACTCGGCAAAAGACGCGGTGCGGGTCAAACACACCGAGTCCGCTTTCCAGGTGTTGCTACGGCTTGGAAGCAACTCTGGGAACAAGGCTCGCAGCAAGTCGTTCTGCTCCCAGTGACCTCGAATCACCGCGAGTTTCTTGCAAGCGTTGGTTGAGGAGTTCTGCGTTAGCAGAATACGGACGTTGGGCCGGCGGATCGACTCCCACATTGAGTAGCCGATCGTGCAAATCGTGGTCTTGAGCCAGCCACGTGGGAGAACAAACAGCAACCTCGTGTTTGCGGGATCCTCGAGCTCCGTACACACAGGACCGTGGATATGCGGCACGACCCAATCGTAGCCGAGGATCCCCTTGACGAAGAAGTAGAGCGAAGATTTCGCTCGGGAGCGAATCAGCTCAAGGTCGAGGGCCGGAGGTTTTGTCTCGGTTGCCGTGGTCACAGGTTCACTTTGAGGTCAACTTGCCGTGCTTCGGAGCGCCGATGTCCATCATGGGCTTGTCAGGCTGCGGTGGTTTCTTGAACATCGACGTGTTCTGAGGCTTCGGGATCGGGGGCAACTGGGCTGTTGGCTGATGATTTCCGCCCTGCATATTCGGACTCCTTGAGTGCTGTGTGGAGAAGTGCAACGTTCTCCGCGGTGATGTTGATCACAGTGGCTGCTCCGCCACCGTCTTGACGCGAACCGAAAACTCGATCGAGGATTGAGTCTGATGCTCTCAACGCGATCGTCGGATTGGGATTACTGAGGAGCTCTTCTTGGACCTGTGCGGCCTTGAGCGTGGCTTTCTCGAGAATCCCCATGACCTTCCCACGGAAGGCGTCACGGTCGAGTCCGAGGATTGTCTCTTCGGTTGAGGCCTTGGTCCGCTTGGAAATCTCGTGCTGAACTAGCGGGGACTTGAGAATCAGGGCCACAGTTGTGGGCTTGATGTTCAGAGTCTCCGCGATGGTCTTTGAGTCGTGCCCGGCCATCGCAAGTTCGATGACCTTAAAGTGCCTCGGCAGCAACCGTTGGACCGTGTTGGCTTGATCGGGGATCACTTCTTGACGCTCCAGTAGACCGTCAGCGAACCGTTCGATGCGGACACCGTGACCTTGAGTGGACCTTGAACTCCACGAGGCACAGGAGCCACCGTGGTGTTTGAGGTCACCGTGCCACTCGTAAGCACGACTCCGTTGCTGTCAACGACAGACACCGAGGCCGTCGTCGCTGTGCCGAGGACAATCCGACCTCCGGCTTCAATACCAGCAGAGCCAAAGACTCGGCCGGTCTTGACGTTGGTCATAGACTTGGCAGTTACGTCGCCGGCACAGGCGAGGGTCAGGGCTTCGACAGTTCTTTTGGGGATCATATGAGCTCCGGCTTTATGCTGACGCTTGGGGGTTTAAGTTGTAGGGTTGCGTAGAGATGAAAGGTTTTTGAGGGTTTGTTGAACAAACTTTCCTAGTGGTAAAGGAGGAACTCGGGTCTCGTAGGTTGTGGCTCGGTTTCTTCGCCGTCAATCACACCAAGGACCGCAGGCGAACTCAGGTCACTCTCGGCCCCGGTACCATCGATCGGGAAGTTGTCGTTTGAGACCCTGACGTAATAGTTTCCGTTGGAGAGTCCGGTGACGTTGAAGGTGCCTTGGCCTGTGGCCGGATTTGTCGACCACTCGGGATCGAGTGAAGACTTGAGCTCAGTGTAGGTTCCGTTGAGAGTTGACGACGTGTACAGCCGAACTCGGCCAACAAACCCCGAGCCCACAACGACCTTGAGCGTTCCGGCCCCAGTCTGCACGGAGTCAACCCGTGGCGCTGTCGGTGGCATTTTCTCCACAAACACGTCAGACGCTCCGACGGAGTTGTAGAGAGAGTCAACCCCGCTGTCGGGATCCGTGATGAAACTCCGAGCCCGAAGTGAGTACTTCGTGTTTGGCAGCAGGCCGGTTGAGTACTTAAACGTCCCCGAGTTATCTCCGTTGAGCACAAAGGGAGCCGAGGTCTCGTCGCCAGCGTAGGTCCAGGCGCCCGAGGATCCAAAGAGTCGGTACTCAAAATACGCTGTGCCAAACCAGCCGGCTGCAATCGTGAGCTCGATTCGATTTGTGCCGACGGCGGTTACCGAGGTTCCTGCTGACTGCGGCGGATCCCATCCAGCGGTGGCTCGGTTCTCATCGGAGACCACACTCTCGGTCAGCCCCAGGTCGACGTCCTCGTTCGTTGCGGTGAAGTAGTACTCAGTCGCTTCGATGAGCCCGTCGATGGACATCGTTCCGACGGATCCCACAAGGTTCCAGGTGACGTTGGTCGTCGAGTCTCCACGGAGCGTTCGGGCTCCACCGGAAGTTGCTGAGCTATACACTCGCACACGGCCAATGACCCCTTCGACGGTCACAACTACGCCGCCAACGGTGGTCTCGTCGGGCACAACGCTGAGGTACGTTGGAGCCGCAGTCGGAGCTTCGAGGCCATCGAGAAACTCCTGAAGCGACTGACGAAACAAACGAGTCGTCGTGTTTTTGAGGTGTGTCTCGTCGTTCTCGTAGAGCGAGAGGTCTCTCGAGATAAAGATGAGATCGGCGTAGGCACCCGAGTCCGGTGTGAGTTGGGCCACGCGGTCGACAACGGTTCGTCCAGCGAGCGTTCCGAGTTGGGACTTGAAGTCCTGCACAAACTGCTCACGCTCTTCGTCCTGCGTATCGAGGGCATAACTCGTCCGAACGACGGGCACGAATAGCGAGAGTGTTCCAAACTCCGCTTCGATGTCATGAAACCACGCGGAGTACTCAGAGGAGATCGTCGCGTAGTTTCCCCGAGTAAGACCCTCAACGTAGTCGTTGCCGAGGTACTGGATCAGCGCGTGGAGCGAGCCTCGTGTTGCCGATGGGTAACCCGCCAACACGGCTGCTGCAAAGCCGCTACCCTCGTTTGCGTAGTTTGCAATAAAGTTCGCTCGATACTCACCTGAGCGAGCGTGAGAGACGATGATCCAGTTTTCACCGTGGTCCTGGAACTGCGACACTAGGTTCTCGTTGAGGTTGTTGAACGAGTAACCTTCGACGGTAGACGAGCCTCGAATCCAAAGAAAGCGAGTCGCGTCTTGATACTTGAACGGAGTCTTGCCTGCTGCGTACAACGCGTCGAGCTCTGCGTTAGAGAGCTTGCGTGCGTGAAGTTCGATGCGATAAATATCAAACTGCGAGTAGTTTACGAGAGCTCCGACTTCGGCGCCGATGCGGAGTCCAGTTGCCGTGGCCGACGCAATCGCGGCTCCGGTCTTTCGCACGGAGTCCACTTGCAACGTCCGACCGCTGGCGTCCGAGGCAATCGCGATCATCCGCGGTCGAGCCGTCGGGAACATCATATCCGACGTAACCGCGTCGACAGTTGGATCATTCGTACGGCAGGACACAAGGCGTCCGCGACCGTCCATCACCACGTCGAAGATCGACGTTCCGGCCGATCCGGTGGGGTTGCCAATGCTCAAGATCGTCTCGTGACCCGTGTTTCCGGAGGTTGCCGTACCGTTGAGCGGAATACTCGACCGTGGACAAAGCCAGGCGACAACCGTAAACGCACGAGAGTCAAACGTATGCCCCGAGCCAGCAGCCTTGTTGTAGTACCTGGCTGCCGACGGAGTTGCCGCAATGTGAGCTACGTTGATCTTTGGCTGAAGGAGACCGTCTACGGCAACCTGGGTCATTCCGAGACCGCCGCTCTCGACAGCCGACATCCCGTTGTCGGAGTAGTCTCCGAGGGTCGTCAGACGATTCGAGGTAAGCTGATTGTACCCGGAGGCTTGAGCTTCGCCTGGCTTGTAGATCGCGATCGGAGGTGGGATTCCGGTGGCAAGGCTCCGTGAGGCTGTCAACGCCGCAGTCGTTCCTGTGCCAGCGGTCAACGTCACCGTCGTAGCGTCAACACCGTTGCGGACAACAAGGTCGTCCTCGAGATCCGCCCGGACACAGAGATTCGCGGCCTTCGAGGTCACGTAGTCATACGTCGCGGGATCCGCGTAGCGGTTTGCAACCTCGGTTGGCGTGAGCACAACGTCGTACACACGGACTAGTCCGATCTGCCCGTCGACCAGATTGCGGTCGACGGCTGATGAAGCCTCCTTGCCGCCGATCGCAAACACACCTGTATGCGACGGAGTTCCAGGAATCGCGGCGCCGGTCACACCCTCGCTCACACCGTTGAGGTAGACACGGGTTCCAGCGGCGGTACCGTCAGAGGTCACGCAGGCGTGATAGAGCACGCCGGCTTGAAGTGTTGTTGTTGCAGTTCGGACAGCTGCGGCTGAGGCAGCAATCCAAGTCTCAAGCAGACTTGACCGGATGTTCACGATTGTGTAAACACCACCTGAGGCATTATTGAACGCCAGGAGGTACTGCGAAGTCGAGACACCCGAGCGCAGCCGGAACCAGCACTCGGCGGAAAACGTCGCCCCGAAGCTCCGAGGAACCGCAGTACCGACAAAACGCCCGGCTATGAGGTTTGCTGCCATTAGGTTGCGGCTCCATCAAACCAGGCCTTGAGGAAGTCCAAGAGCTCCCACCGAGTGGTGCCCTCGAAATAGGCGTCAAGGAACGCGTAGATGTCCTCGAGTGTCACAAGACCGTCACCGTTGAAGTCAGCGGGTTCCTGCCGCAACGTACCCTCAACGATCCGAATCCCAGTACCGTTGACGAACACGGAGGCCGCGTAGCGATTGAACCCGAGGTCGAGGTTCTCGCCGGTCTGAGGGTTGTAGTACTGCACCTGACCCGTCGGTCGGCAGACGCAGGGGTAGCCGCCGTAGCGCCCATCGCAGCTGATGTACTGGGGAGGGTCGTTGGGTCCGATGCGAAACTCGGCCTCGAAGACTTCTGGCGAGGTGAACCGTTCAAAGTGAACGACCGCTGGTTGCTGGCCGTTGATCCGCAATGGCGAGGTGTCGATTGTGAGATCCCCGTTGGCTTGCGTGACAAGAAACGTTAGCAAGGCCGCGAGCATTAACAGTGCTGCAACACCAAGAGTGAGGAGTCCCAACACTGCACGAAGAGTCGACTTTGTTTCATGGGACATGAGAACGGCTTCCTTTGAGTTCGATTGAGTTCCAGACCAACGTTGCAACGCCGACTGAGGTGAGCGTGATGATCGCAGCAGCCGCGATCCAAAAGACCCGAATCGGAATCGCGTGAATCCGTTCGATGGCTTTTGAGTTTTCGGCCGATGTATCCTCGACCTGCTTCAAGCGCCACAGCACGCTCTCCTCGGGTTTGTCCTCGGAAACAACGTGCTTTGAAAGGTTTGCAACTTCGTGTTTGAGGCCACGAACCTCGTGGTAGACTCGAGTCAGGTCGACTTTTTGATCATCAAACTGATGTCTTTCTGAGGGCAAGGTGCGTCCTCACGTTGTGGGGGTCTCGCGTAGCTGGGTGATCTTTCGGTCTTTACGACGGTTGTCGAGACCGAGACCAACGGTTGCGAGGCCAAAGAGTCCAGCGAGAGAGGCTCCGAGCGCCGGGTTGATTGTGTTCAGACCCTCACGCACAACGTTGACCGCCGAGCCGATAAACTCGGCCTGCTGTGCGATGTGGTCGTGAGCTGCGTCGAACTGAGCCGTCGTGGACTCGAGCGCATCGGCTCGCTCCTGCGACGTCACGGAGAACTTCGCGGCAAGTTTCTCGAGCTCGTTTTCGGTGGTCTGCTGAACGACCTTGACCTGAAGTCGGTACTCGGCTGCGGCTGCCTCTTGTTCTCGCTTAAGCTTGGCTCGAAAACCGGCCTCGGAGGCTTCGAGTTCCGACGCGGTCATCTTTGTGCCAGAGACGGGATCGGCCGCTTTGGGCTGACACGCCGTGACCGCGAAGAGAGCCACCCCGAGGAGAACCCCCAGGGTGGCCCAACGATTGTACGAGATGAAGTTGGTGAGCTTGTGAAAAACGTCGGTCATGTGGGTTCTCCGTCAGATGGTCGAGGCAGTACCAGCGGTCACACCGGCGGCTGCGGAGTACACGTTACCGGCGACAAAGCCCACAGCGGCGACAATCGGCGCAGTACCCGAGGCCACGTTGAACCGATTGTTGACGATAAACGGAGTTGACGAGTTGTGCATCGCAATGCCCTTGGTTCCGGTGGCGATCACGAAACGGTTGCTGTCGATCAGCCCGCGGAGCAAGGCCGTGGCGTTGAGAATCGCCTGGGTCATCTTGCCGGTGAAGAAGTTGTTGCGGATGATGTAATCCTCACCAACCTCGTGCTTGATACACGCGGTGGTCGTCGTCCCGGTGTTCGTCGCGGGGCCGGTGAAGTTGCACCGCTCGACGCGGAACCGAGTCGCGGTGGCTGCGGTGAGGATCCCGAGGACCACGCCGGTCGTCCCGGAGTTGGTGACAAAGTCGCAGTCCTCGAAAGCAACGTCCGCTCCGGTCACGGAGATCGCAGCGACAACTGCGTCGATCCCGGTGAAGTCAAAGCGGAAGTTCTTCCAAAGGACGTTTGCGGCCGAGATGATCACTTGGGCCGCCGTTGAGGTTGACCAGGTCAACGTAGGCCTGAGCGACCCGTTGCCCTTGCCGACGATTGTGACGCCAGCCTTGTTGACGGTCAACGCTGCCGCCGCCGTGATCGACTCAGTGTGCCCAGGGCCGACGACGATCGTGTCTCCGGCGTTCGCTGTGCACTGAGCCAGGGCGAGAGCGATCGTGGTAAGAGGAAACGCGGGATCCTGCCCAGTTGCGGTCGCCGAGGCTGACGCGTGAGCCGAGTTGACGTAAAACGTACGTCCGGGCAACACGGCAGCCGCTTGGGCCGACAACAGGCCGCCGAGCGAGGTCATCTGTGCCGCCATCCGACGCCGCGTGAGAGATCCGCCAAGATTCGCTGCAGGCATTCTAAGCTCCGTCTGCCCCCGAGGGGCTGTCTGAGGTTGTGGGTCCGGCGGCAAACTCAGCCGGCGGCCTAAGCAACGGACGTAAGCCGCGAACACCTCTACGGTTCCGTTGAGCTCGAAGTGTTGCAAATCTGGTAGGTTTTTCAGGGAGGTTAGTATATGCGCTCGGCGGGGGGAGGAGGGGGGATGGGCGGGGGGTCTGCGGCGTGCGGGCTGAGGTTCTTCTACATAGAAACCTCCGTAGACTTCTACAGGGAAGGGTGGCGTCGGGGTGGCACGACGGTTGCACCGAAAACGGCGTGCCAAACCGAGGTTGGCCAAACGTGGCCACTGGCCAAACGTGTGGCCACTTGGCCGCCACTGGCCATCCTTGTTAGAACAACAACCCCGCTGGCGTCGTGTGGCGGGCCTCGGCTTGTGGCACGCGGGTTGCTACCTAGGAGGCGCCGGGGGCGACCGAAACGGCACCCTCCCGCAACGGCGGACCAGTCTTTGACAACCGCATAGCCGAACCTATCCGGGCGCCCGTAACTGGGGACTACCCGTACCAACAATCGGCGGCTGTGGACGTGTGGACTGAAACACACGGACCGAGGGTAGACGGCGTAAGGTTACCCGAAACGGCAACGCGTGAAAACCGACGCAAAGTTTAGAACAACCGGGCGCTCGTGGGCGAGAGTCTGCGAGCGTACTTTGGAGAGTTTGACGGACAAACTTTCCCACACGTTTACAGGGCAAACTGCCCAAGGAGTTTTTATGAAGTACGGAACGAAGAAGATCAAGACTGAGACCACTCTGCCTGACGGAACAACCGGAATTGTAGAGGGTTTCGTCGAGGTGATCGAGGAGGCCACGTTTGCGGAGCTTCTGTCGGTCTTCGGCGAAGAGAAGATGAGAGCGCTCGCGTTGAGCCAAGATACGACGAACCGGATGAATGAGGCGAGGGTGGATCTCCGCGAAGGTGGGAAGAAGGCTGCGGAGAAGGCTCGGCGTGCGGCTCGCGAGACGGAGATCACATCAGCGTTGGCCGCGGGCGAGATGTCTCCGGAGCAAGCGGCGGAGGCCTTCAGGAACCTCTACACGGCGAAGTGAGAACGGTAGACGGACGATACTGGGGTCTGCGGGAAACCGTAGGCTCCGGTTTGGGCGGGGTGGGTGTACGGGCAAAGCCCAAAGGAGTTTACGATGTTTGAGAAGTACATCTCAGAGTACGGTACGCGTGGTGGACAGATGTTGATTCAACGGGTGATTGTGGATTGGCTGGAGCTTGAGATCAACGTCAAGCTCGATCCGACGGATCCGATTCGGATGGCTGCGAACGAGGTGATTGATCGGGTGCTTCCTGCGTTGACTGCGGCGATCGAAGAGAAGATCGGATATGTCGCTCGGCAGGATGACTCGGAGGTGTACCGTGGCTGAAGCGAAACGAGTACGAGCGTCGGAAAGCGAAGTGTCCGAGGGTACGAACGGAGGATGTTTGTTCTGTGGCGAGGTTACGCTCGGTGGTGTGGAACCCGACGCCCGATGCTACGAGTGCGAGAACTGTGGCAAGCGAGGAGTTTACGGGCTTGAGGAGTTGCTGATTATGGGGATGTTGGATCTCGTAGACGACGGGGAGGATTGACGAACCTGAGCCTTGGGTGAGAACTCAGGGCTTGGATTAGCTCGGGGCAAGGGTGCTTGAGGAGTTTACTGTGGATCAGAAAGAACTGTTAGCCAAGGTACTGAGCTTTGACGAACCTGAGCTTCAGTCGGAGCCGGGTATGGTGGCTCAGGTGTGGGAAGACGGAGAACTGACGTTGCAGAAGTCCGGCGAGTTGCTGTGGTGTCGCTCGTTGCATATGATTGAGCCCGGACGCTCCGGCGTGCGACTTGAGGGAATGCGGAGTCTCTACAACGGGTATGGGTTTGTGACTGTGCGTGAGCTTGAGAAGGCTCGTGAGTTGGCCAAGTTGATTCGAGAGAACGCGGAGGTTGTGAAATGAGCAAGCGTGAGGACGAGCGGAAACCGGGAGAGTTGACCTCGGACGACCTGAGGGAGGCCCTGCGGGTCAACAAGGCGTTGCTGAGTCGGGCGGCTGCTGACGCAGATGTGGCTGACGTCTCGCGGCGCTCCAACGCGATTGAGGAGCGAATCGCCGTGCTCGAGTGTGAGCGGGCCGAGCTTTGGTCCCGACACGCAAACGCTCCGGTGCGAGTGGCTGCGTTGAAGAAACGGATCGAGGAGCAGGAGGCGCAACTTGTGGAGTTGAGCAAGCCCCAACGAAAGTCCGAGTCCGGAGCGACTCCGGCGGCAAGGTTGAGGCAGATGGCAATCGAGAAGTTGCTGGCCCGGCTCGGGGCGGGAGACACAACGGCGATCCCCGAGTTGATGAGGTTGGCGAACGACGAGAAGGCGAAGAAATGAGCGAAAAGAAGATCCAAGCGTTCGAGTCTCCGGAGTACATTGAGGTGTTCCGGGTTGTCGAGTGGGAAAACGGAGTGCCCTTGAAGACTGAGGCTAAAGGCTTTGCTCACGAAACACGGCCTCGGCAATCGGATGAGGTGTACGCAGCGTTGAGCACAAGGCTGACTCGAGGCGGTGGGGAGATCACGTTGAGGCCCTGGCTCGGCTGACGACTGAGGTCGAGAGACCTCCAACGGAAGTAAACTCCGCCCGGAGTCTGACGAAAGTTGGGCTCTGGGTTTCGTGGGCTGGGTAGGGTGCTGAGTTGGGTTAAGGAGTTTCAGATGCTCAAAGAGTTGATGAACGAGTTGGTTGTGGCCCTGCGTCGGGAGATTGAGCGTCGACTGACTGAGTGTCTTGTAGCCGAGCCCGGCTGTGACCTTCACCAAGAGATCTGCGTACGGCTCGCGGATCAGTTTGAGTTGTGGGATCTGAACGACCTTTTTCCCACGTGGCTGAGTCGAGTGGTTGAGGGTGAGCTAGCCGACGCCCGCAACGGCGGGGGCTGGTGGTTTGTCGGCGAAGAACCTCACAACGACACCGAGGGGCACAGGATATGAGCACGTTACTTGAGTCCAAGAATCCTCGTGTCACACA